GCTATACCGTGAACAAGATATCTAAGTGCATCAGTCATATGATCGAATCCTGTAGTTTTATCTGGTATTTTAGTTCCTTCTTTATAACTATGTTTAATTAAACATTCTCTGAGTGTTTTGCATTTGGGATCAATGGTTAAATGTATTTCTCCACTATGACTACGCAATCTTGCATTTACACTTGCTATGGCTTCTGCTACTGGTGGGTTTGAATTGTTTGCTACAAGTTTAAAGCCATTGTTTTGTAATATTATGTGATCGCTGACACCCTGACTATTGGTGCTACGACTTGCTCCACTGGCATCTGGATAAACATACATCTGTCTTTGTGTGCCATAACGATTTTTTATTTCTTTTACCATTTCAAATGTGTTTGAGCCCCATATTTCTATCTCATCAAATACATGTATATCATCTTTGTTCTTTTCTGCTATTATGGCACTCATTGGCGAGATATTAAAATCCATTCCTATATGTAATGGTGTTCTGTCTTCTGGCAGTATGGGTTTTGATACTATGTTGTCTTCACTAAATGCATAAAAAACTATTTGGTTGTTGTCCACAAACTTTGCTTCATACTCTTGCTCAAAACGACGTGCATCTAAGTCTCTTTTAGCCGCTTCTATTTCTTCTTCAGGAACATGTCCACCTTCAATGGTGGTATATTGATGACTGCTCCAATCATCTTGTGCAGAACCCTGCACCCATAAATCATAAAAGTGATTGCGTCCTTTGGGAGACCCTATGAATAATGCGTGACCACCTGTGTCACTTAGTGTAGGACGCAAAACACTGAACCAAGTGTCTGGGTGCATATCTGCAAATTCGTCTAATGCAATAAAGTCATACTTTGTTCCCCTTAGTGCATCTTTGTTTTCACTACTGCGAAGTGTTATTGTGCTACCATTTACCAGTGTTAAACTTAAATCTGATTCGTTTGTTTTCTTTATCCAGTTTTTGCTGTATAATATGTCTTTTAGATCTTCCCATATAACACTTTTTGCTTGACGGAATGTTGTGGCAATATATAAACATCTTCTGTTTGGATAACGTGCAAACTTTGCCAGTTCATTAATGGCTAAGAATGTTTTACCAAAACGTCTACCTGCAACAACAACACGAAATCGAGCTGAATCGTCCGATATTGTTTGTTGCGGCTTGGTAAGAAGCATTTATCTTTTTTTGTAAAGTTCGTCTTTGTTGTTTATTTCACTACCATAACCCAGCATAATTGACACAAATGTAAGTGGTAAGAACCATAAACTGATCAAGTTCAGCATATGACCCCACACTAAACTGAGTCCTATAAGACTGAAAGTGTTTAATCCTTTGGTAATAAATTTTGTTTCTGTTGGTATCTTCATAAGTTGCCTCCTCGCAAATCTCTATATCAGTATTATTTATCAGTATTGATAAAATTATTTTTTGAAGTGTGATAAGTAATATTGTAAGCAGAAAACCACATAGTGATTCTGACGATTGGTCTCGACAAACATCACCATTTCTGCTTACACTTAAACTGGTTTACCTTTACTCGACACATTGGTAAACTTTAATATAACAAACTAGTATTAAATACAATAAACGTTGATACTATACAATTGTTGTAAAATAATTTATAAATGTCGAATGTTTTAAAGCCGGTGTAAAAACCGGCTTTTTTTATCTGTAAAAAAGGTTGACAAGAACCAGAAAGATGCTATACTAATATAGTAAATGGTAATAAGGTATTACCATATAAACCCGCAAAGTTAATTTGCAAAGTAAAATATCTGAGGAGGTATTATAATGACAACACAAACAGCCGTAATCTATGGCACAAAAAACCCCGCAACAAAAACTGATCTATTTGATGGTGCACATCAATATATAGAAATAGGTCGCAAAAAAAGACTTTTATTTGAATCATTAGTAGAAGAATTCTTTGATGATTTAGATGCTCATGCTTATTTTGTAGGAGAACCAGGCTCAGGTAAAAGTCATGCAGTAGAATATTATGCCGGTATAAAGGATGTAGTTTTTACACATTTTAAAGGTAAAGTTACGCCTTGGGCCTTCAGCAAACAAATGGCAGTAGTTGCTCACAACGCTGAATGGCCTAGCAATACAGAAAATGTCACACAAAAACAAATAGATGCTTTACCAAATATAGTTGTATTCTGTGAGGACATACCAAATATATTAAAAGATGATTTTGCTAACTTAATGAGAATTGTTTTAGATGAAGGCAAAACCGGAGATGTTATAGATTATAACATAAGTTTAGGAGGCCAATATAAACAAAGTGAAAAGTATGAAAGAGATGCTATGGATCATTTTAGAAGCCCACAAAAAGTAGGATTTAATATACCACTTTATGGTAAAGTTAAATTTATTTTTACTATGAATAGTAGATTAGCAGATGAGAATACCGTTAGCACAATAAAAAATGCTATTAAAAGTCCCAGTAAAGCAACAATAGAAAAATTAGAAACTGAAGCCGCTATTAGAAGTAGATTCGGTAACTATCATGATTTATCTATGAGCAAAGAAGAATATTGGGGTTGGATTTCAGATCTGTTAATTAATGAAAAAATTCTTAAAAATGCAACAGCAAAGGATATTAATCAAATAATAACATTTTTATATGACAAATGGGAAGCCATTCCTGATAGAAGTATTCGTTATGTAAAAAATGTATTATGGAGATTTTTAGAGAAAAATAAAAAACGTCCTGGTTTTGATTACAAAGCACGTTGGAATGCTACATTAAGAAAATAATGAAATCAGTAAAACAAATAAATGATAAAATAAAGGCTCTTTATGAAAATAGAGAGCCGGATTATCTTAAAGAAAATGACAAAGTTTTATTAGGTAGAGAAAGAGCCGCATTTGCACAAAAAGAATTTTGGAAAAATGCAACTGAAGAACAAAAACGTGTTAAAAGCAAGAAATCTAAACAACATAATTTAAAAACATACGGTAAAGGCACTTACATTGTTAGGACACCTGGTAACGATTTATTAGACTTTTATGACAAACAATGGAATGATAAAATAAATTCTACTAAAAATAATATTTTTCCTATTCCGCCCAGTTACATATATAAATTTAGATATCAAACACAAATACCAAAAGGACGAGGTAACAATCAAACTACGGGTATAACAATTACTGATATATTTAAACAAACATGTAAACCTTATGCTGATGAATTTCCTAGTTGGAAAGTAGGAAAACATCCACAATTTTATCCTTGGCTAACGGACAAAAAAAGTCAGCAAAAAACTTTTAAATTAAGAAGTCATGTTGTGGAATATTTAACAGAAATCAAAGGTAAAAAACAAAGAGATATCAATATAAGAGCACATAGTGATGGACCTAAAGAATTAATGTTTTGGAAAGGTGCTTTAGCAGGATACAGTATAATATTTCTGGAAGAAAAAGGTTGACAAATAACTGAAATCGTGTATAATAGACTTATGTTTCATTAAAACATGTCAAGACCAGGGTTCAACGTCTCCGCGTGGCCCAATATGCAGATTAGTCCGCTGTGGTCGTAAGGACTACTTTTTAGACCTAGGCTTTAATCCCATTTAGCCTTAACTACCAGGGTAGCTCACTGGGGTCGATAAGAGCTATTTTTTCCGTCTTTTTCTATCTCTGTCCAGATTGTTTGTTTGTATAGTGCCTTTCTTTAGGTGTTTTGGGTTAACACAAATACGATTATCACAAGTATGCATAATGACATCATTGGGTGTCAATGCACAATCATTATATACTGCATACATCAATCTGTGAAGATAGGTGCTGTTGGTAGCAAAATAATCACTGTTATAGACTTTCACATGCACATAAGTTTTTTGTGTTTGAGGTTTGTATTCCCAGCAACGGGGGTTTGAATCCTTTATTTCACAATTGGCTATGATTTGCCATAAAACTTTGTAAAGATCTGTGGTTGGTTTCATATTGGGGTTGCCTGCTAAATGTCGTCACGAGTTAGAAATGGACTTTTTTAAACAAATAGCAGGTCTTACAGGTCTGCGTATGATTATTCGCTGGCATCAGTATTCCATGGTAATACTGTGTTGCTATCTGTATTTATCGGGTTATCCTGTTGCGATAAGATGTTGCGGCCCAACCAGATGAGCATTGTTCTGTCACCATTAAGTGCTAACTTCAATTGTGCGGCTCTTAATCGCTGTTTCGTTTCTAATCTGCCTTTTGTTATAATATCACGGAAGTTATCCACAAAGGTTTGCAATGCTACATCAAAGAAATCCGCCATTTCCTTGTTTGTGCAATGTAATTTTGCTAATTCTAACACTTGTTCTTCTGGTATAACTGTTTTGTTACGCCCTATCACACGTCCTCTTACGATCTTTTCACCGTATTTTATGTTTTTTACTTTATAGGGTGTTTGTTCTGGTGTATTTTCAGTTGT